AGCAATGCGGCGTTGATCGCGCCCTCTTTCATCGGCACGAAGGCCGGCATCCTGACATTCGACAGCGGCAGCTACAAGGTCGACTTCTCGCAGTGCAACGTCATCCTGATGTACTACAACGATCCGAATTACAGCGGGACGAATGTCGAACTTCCCGGCGAGCTCTCCGTCGCCCGTCAGTTCGGGCTGTCGGTGCTGCCGGATGATTTCGCGGCCACCGTGACGTTCCGCGTCCGTCCGGGGTCGAAGAAGATCACTCTGCAGGGTATCTATAACCACAACGAGGCGCTCGTGGACTACGGAATGGAGGCCGGGGATTCCGTCACCGTGCTGATCACGAAGATCGACGGGTTCCGCTACCAGATATTGAACCACTCAAATTAAGGAGAAATGAAAAAAATCAACCTCAAGGAATTCGATGTCTTCACGGACATCTCGAAACGGCAGCGCGTACGTTGCGACATGCGCCGGAGCGTCGCCAACCTGCTCTACAACCAGATGCACGGCATCGAGGCGCTGAATCTGGCTCTGACGATCCACCGCAGCGAAGGTGAGCTGTCGGTTTCGGACGACGACCTGCGCATGCTTCAGACGGCCGTCGAGCGCTTCGGAACGCCTGCGCTGATCGATGCGTTCGCGGAGCACGTCAAGAAGTACAACGAAACCCCTCAAACGGAATAGGATATGGCAATCACGGATGAAGAGAAGAATCTTCTCAAGAAGGAGATTCTGGACGAAATCAAAGCCTCGTCGCAGGGCGTTCTGGAACTGGAGAAGGTCACGGCGCTCACGGGCGTGAACTCGCTTCCGGCCATGCAGGGCACGAAGGTGGTGCTTGTACCCCTGCCGCTGCTGTCGAAGCCTGCGGAGGATGCCGCCGCCGTAGCCCTTGCAGCCGCTTCGGAGGCCGCGGACGCCACGGCCGAAACGGAGAATGTCGCGGACGTCACGCGGGAGCTGGCCAAAGAGATGGCTGCGGCCACGGCCCAGACGAAGAGTGCCACGGCCGCCGCCGAGGGCGTCGTCGCGGAGTTCAATGCCGTCGCCGAGACGGCGCTGGGCGGCACGTCGCTGTTCAACGTCAATGCGCGCTGCGGCGACGCGACCTACACGTTGGAGACGGCGCTGCAGGCGCTTGCAGCGCAGGAGATAAACGACAGCGTCGCCTACCGGAAGAAGGGACTTGTCGTCACCTACCGCATCGATGCGACCAAATGGGAGACGCGGCAGTTCATCGGGGCGACGCTCGACGACTGGACGCAGGAGGCCCTCTGGAAAGGCTTCGGCAGCGGCTCGGGCGCAGGAAACGTGTACAACGTGACGGCGCTGTTACCGCTGGAGAACGGTTACTACACGCTTGCGACGGCCCTTGCTGCCGTGGCGCGTGAGAAGGGGCAGGCGCGCGGTCTTGTCCTGACGTTCGCCGTCAGCGATGGCGAATGGCAGAGCTACCAGTTCATCGGCGCCACGCTGGACGGCTGGAACGACACGGCACAATGGCGGGAGTTCGGCAGCGGCGTGCGGAGCGTCACGGTGAACGGCGGAGGGAAGGTGCAACCCGACAGCGACGGCAACGTCGACATCCCTGTGCCGACGGTCGACGACTCGCTGGATGCGGAGTCCACGAACCCTGTGGAGAATGCCGCCGTCGCGCGCCGTCTGAACGAGATCGACGCCAGTACGGTGTTCGGTATGACGGCCGATCTGAACGACGACGAGTCGAGCGTGCGTCTGTCGCTCACGAATAAGTCGGGTGCGGAGATCGCCGGTGTCGACATCCCTGCGGGCGGCGGTGGTGGCGGCGAGAGCGTCACGACGAAGATCGTGCTCTCGGCCGGCGTCGATCACTCCGTCGTCAAGGAGGGCGGCTCGGTGCGTCTGACCTATACCTACGACCACCAGTACGCTGCCGGCGACGATGCCGGAACCACCACGGGCCAGAAGGCGACGATTCGGATCACGGCCTCGCGTGGTTCGGTCGAGGCGTTCGGGGAGACGGTTCAGGATGTTTCGAAGGGTAGCTATACGCTCGACCTTACGCCCTACCTGCAGGCCGGCGTTACGGACATCTACGTGCGCGCCATGACGACCGACCCGGAGACGGGCCGCCAGCAGTCGAAGCAGTCGTATGTCTCGGTGCGCGTTGTCGCGCTGTCGCTTTCGAGCAGCTACAACCTTGCGGCGGGACTCGCTGCGGGCGGCTACGGAGCGGAGGATACGGCCGTGATTCCCTTCACGGTGAGCGGTTCGGGCACGAAGGTCGTCACGCTCTACGTGGACGGCCGTCAGAGCGATACGGCTACCGTCACGAAGTCGGGCACGACGAACGGGAGCTTCTCGCTTCCGATGTCGGGTCTTTCGGCCGGCCGGCATACCGTCCAGCTGGTCGCGGAGGTCGCTGTGAGCGACGAGTCGTCGCTGCGTTCTGAGAGCGTCTACCTCGACCTGCTGCGGCGCGGTGCGGACGGTGCGTTCGTCGGTACGATGCACCGCTTCGCCGACGGCCGCATCTTCACCGACGAGCACCTGTCGCCGCGTCTGAGCGTGGGCCGCTACGAGCAGCTCGCCTTCGATTTCGTGGCCTATGATCCGGCGCAGACCCCGGCGGCAGTCTCGATCTTCGAGAATGACTCTCTGACGCAGGACGTGAGCGTTCCACGCACGACGCAGCACTACGCCAACCGCTTCTCCGCACAGGGTGCGGTCACGCTGCGCTTCCTCTGCCGGGGCGTCGAGTACGTTCTTCCGGTGACGGTAGAGCCTTCGGATATCGATATCGAGGAGACGACGGCAGACCTTCGGCTGCGGCTCTCGGCCGCGGGCCGTTCGAATGCCGAGGCCGACCCTGCGACGTGGAGCTACGGCGACGTGCAGAGCACGTTCGAGGGCTTCGACTGGAGCAGCAGCGGTTGGACGGGCGATGTGCTGCGGATGCGCAACGGCGCCCGCGTGGAGATCGGGATGCAGCCGTTCGCCGCGGACGCGACGTCGAAAGGCGCTACCTACGAGTTCGAGCTTCGCTGCTCGAACGTCACGGATCGCGACGGCGAGGTGCTCTCGTGCCTCGCGGAGGGTATCGGCTTCCGCCTCACGGCGCAGGAGGCGCTGCTGACGGCCTCGGGCGGTACGCAGGTGGGTACGAAGTTCGCCCCGGACATCGACCTGAAGATCGGCTTCGTTGTAGGCGCGAAGTCCGGCCACCGGCTGCTGGAACTGTACGTCAACGGCGTGCGTTGCGGCGCCAAGCAATACGCCTCGACGGAGAGCCTGTTGCAGGCGGTGCCGGCGGGTATTAGCATCGGTTCCGCGGCTGCCGATGTCGATCTGCGGATGCTGCGGGTCTACGACCGTGCCCTGTCGGACGACGAGATGCTGTCGAACTACATCGTCGACCGTCTGACGACCGAGGAGATGGTACGCCTTTACCGCCAGAACGACGTGCTGGACGACGAAGGCGACGATATCGGCATCGAGAAGCTCCGCGCGCAGGGCAAGTCCGTGTTCCGCATCGTCGGCGACGTGGAGCTTGTCAACGAGACGAACAACAAGAAATTCGAGGTTCCGGTCGATTTCTACTTCTACTCGGCCTACGGCAAGGAGTACGACTTCGTGGCCCACAATATCGGCCTGCGCATTCAGGGAACCTCCTCGACGACCTATCCGCGGAAGAACTACCGCCTGTATTTCGACCGGCGGGAGAAGTACGGCACGACGCTGGAGGTGAACGGCGTCGATGTTCCTGATCTGAAATACTCGTTCAAGCCGGGCGCGCGTCCGGTGTCGATCTTCTGCCTGAAGGCGGACTTCTCGGACTCCTCGTCGACGCACAACACAGGCGCCGTGCGGCTCGTCGCCGACACCTACCGCAAGTGCGGCTACCTCACGCCTCCGCAGCGGGCCTATACGGGGGAATATGACGTGCGGATAGGCGTTGACGGCTTCCCCTGCGACGGGTTCTACGACAACGACGGCAGCGGCACGATGCGCTATCTCGGGAAATTCAACTTCAACAACGAGAAGTCGGAGAGCCATGACGTGTACGGCTTCGAGAGGATCGAGGGCTTCAACGATGCGGCGGCGCTGGGCGAGGATCGCAACAAGTGCTTGTGCTTGGAGTTCCTGAACAACTCGGCTCCGCTGTGTCTGTTCACCACGGACGACATGACGTCGTTCGACGATGCGCTGGAGTTTCGCTACAAGCCGGATCAGACGTGGGCAACGGCGCATGCCGACGACAAGGCTGCCGTGCAGCGTCTCTGGTCATGGGTGAAGGGTTGCGAGCAGGATGCCGCGCGCTTCGCCGCGGAGGTCGATCAGTATTTCGACGTCAATTTTCTCTGCGCATGGTATCTCTTCACGGACTACCTGATGGCCGTCGACAACCGTGCGAAGAACATGATGTTCGCCACATGGGACGGTCTCGTCTGGCATCCTCTGCCGTATGACCTCGATACGATTCTCGGCGGCCGCAACGACTCGCTGCTCGCGTACCTCTATACGATCACGCACGAGACGTTCGATGACAGCATCGGCTCTTATGCCTTCGCGGGCCACGACAGTGTGCTGTGGAAGTTGGTGCGCGAAGGTCTGGGTGCGAAGCTCATCGAGGTGGCGGGTGCGCTGCGCTCGAATATGAGCACGGACGATGTGCTGCGGACGTTCAACGAGGAGCAGATGGGCAACTGGTCGGAGCGGGTCTATAACAAGGACGGCCATTTCAAGTACATCCAGCCGTTGACGGAAGGCGTCCCGACCTCCGAGGGTCAGAAGCATTACGACTACCTGTACGCCTTGCAGGGCAGCCGTTATGCGCACCGCGTCTATACGATCCGCAACCGTTTCGCGCTGCTCGATGCGCAGTACGTCGCCGGTACGTACCGCGCCGACAGCTTCGCGGCCTACTTCGGTTACAAGTTCTCGGAGGACAAGCGGAAGATTCGGATCACAGCGTCGGAACGCTACTATTTCGGCTACGGCTACACGAGCGGCACTCCGAAACAGTCGTCGGTACTCGCGGCAGATGTGGGCAGCACGGTCGAGCTGACGATGGACGCGGACTTGATCGTCAACGACCCGCAGTATTTCTACGGCGCAAGCCGGATGCAGGGCCTCGACCTATCGAACGTTTCGATGGCACTGCTGCAGACGCTCAACCTGAACAACTGTACGGCGCTGCGGACTTTGAACGTGAGCTGCGCCCAGAGCCAGACGACGCTCGCCGCACTTATCGTCACGAACTGCCTGCACCTGCGGACGCTGAACGTCTCGGGACTGAAATCGAGCAGCTTCACGTCGCTCGACCTGTCGAACAACCTGAAGCTGGAGTCGCTCGTCGCGCGTAACACCTCGCTGCGGAGCGTCGCCTTCGCCGCGGGTGCTCCGCTGGCGACAGCGACCCTTCCGGCAACATTGCAGTCGCTGGAACTGGTCGGCCTGAACAGCCTCCCGAACACGGGGCTGACGCTTCAAGGTACGGCATCGATTACACGTCTGGTGATCGACGGCTGTGCGCTGATCGACTGGCAGGAGTTGCTGGCCCGCTGCCCGACGGTGCAGTATCTGCGTGTGACGGGCGTCGATCTCGAGGACGACGGGGCGCTGCTTCGGAGCCTCGCATCGATGGGCGGCGTGGACGAGCAGGGCGGCAATACGCCGACATGCCGGCTTGTGGGCCGCTGCCGCCTGACGCAGTACATGGACGACGCGGAGCTCGCGGCCATGCAGGCGCATTTCCCGGAGTTGACGATCGAGCAGCCGGCGTGGACGTGCATCGAGTTCGACGATGCGGTCTCCGACCCTGCGAACATCTCGAACCTCGACAACCGGACGGGCTACCGGTTCGATACGCCGTACATTCCGAGCGGACATGTCGCCCGCATCCTCGCGCAGCGCCATCGCTGTTTGGGCAAGAAGACCGCTGCAGGAGAGGTCACCGTCTTCCCGCTGCATGATGAGAACTCGAACTACTACGCCGATGCGGATGACGTGTCGCTGGCCACGCCTGCGGTGCTGACGGGCCGCGACGGCAACGTTTGGATGTACGAGCCGCACCGCTGGCGCAAGGGCGTCAACGACCTGCTGAACCAGAAGAAATACGCTTTTTTCAGTTCGGATGCCGAATGCCCGGCTGTTGACGGCCAGTACGTGAAACTCACGAAAGAGCAGGTCGAGGTGGCCGCAGGCAAGGCCATCCGCATCGCTGAAGAGTACACGACGCTTGACGAGGCCGTGACGGCCATCGCCGCGAACTCCTACTGCACGGTTCCGGTCGCCGGTTACCGTCAGGTGCGTTTCCCGTCGATGGCTTCGGCAGCTTACGGCGCGGTGTGGCTGGATGCCGCGGGGACGATTCTCGGACGTCTGCGCGCAACTTCGAGTGCGGGTATTCTGAATGGTATGTATCTGTTCGCGGCGGTTCCGGAGGGCGCCGAGCGGCTCGCCTTCACCATCGCCACGGCGGCGGATTTCGACTATGTACTGCTGACCACCAGCGATAAGATCGAGGCCATCGAGCCGGACTGGGTTGAAGACGACGAGGGTCTGGGTGCCGTTTACGAGGCACTGCTGCAAGATGATTTCTTAAAGTCCATTTCGGGAGAGATCAGCACCGGAGCGGTTTCGCAGGCCGACCTGAAAGTCTATGCCGCGAACTCCGGCCCGGGGTTTCAGCTCATCGACTGGGATATGCACTGCGCTGTGGCGAACCTTTTCTATGCGAAATACGGCACGCGCGATTCGCAGGGGCAGTGTGGTTACGGCGAGAGCTCGTACAACAAACGCAGTGGTTTGACGAACATGCTCGGCATGAGGGATACGATCAACCCCGAGAATAAAACCACCGGCGCCTATTATTACGAGGGGGAAACGCTCAAGGACGCGAAATCGACGAACGTGTTGGGCTACGAATGCTGGCAGGGCGATAAGGCTGAATGGCTGGATGGTGTAACGTTCAACAAGGAGAAAGCGAACGGCCGCTGGAGCATCGAGACGCCCGGGCGCGCCCCGCGCGAAGTGCAGGGTATCGCCGTATTTGCGGAGTATTGGCCTGCCAATATGGTTTTCGGCCGCCATATGGACTTGATCGTCGCCCGCGGCGGCGGTTCGGAAACCTCCCATTACTGCGATTGGCAAAACGTGTCCGGTTCTACGCGCCGGGTGGTCTATCGGTCGAGCAGCAATGCGCACGCGAGCCACGATTCGTCGACCACGTACGCGAGCATCGGCTCTCGGCTCGCCTTCCGCGGAAAAGTCGTTAAAGCGACGAGCGTCAGCGAGTATAAAGCGTTACCCAGCGTCGAATGACGCTGGGTATTGAAAGTGGCGTAAGCCACTCGAAAATATTTTGAGAATGACGAAATTAGGTTTTTTCGCGATGAATTTTATATTTTTGTACCTCGAAAGGCGGAATCCCCCATAAGCCGGGTGGTCTATCGGTCGAACAACAATGCGAACGCGAATGGCGGCGTGTCGTACGCGAACACGAACAACGATTCGTCGACCACGAACGCGAACATCGGCTCTCGGCTCGCAAACAATGAGGAGAACGCAAGAATGAATGTCGGCCTACTGCACCGGGAACGTGTTCCCACTGCAGCGCCGAGGGGGAGGAGCCTCGCCAGCAGCGGCCTGTGGCCGGAAAGGCGAAACATACAGCGTTGGGTGGAGCTTGGTAGGTTTCCGCAGGGATTCTCGAAGAGGTCAGGCCCGCAGAATTGAAGGTAACATGCGCAGGGATGGGTACATCATCGAGGAGATTGTCGCTACGGACAACATGAAGGCATCGTTCCGATCCGTGTTGCGCGGTACAGACCGCAAACGCAGTCGGGTCGGACGTTACCTGCTCGCGCATGAGGACGAGGTGATCGCGGAGCTGCAACAGCGGATAGCCGACGGCTCGTACCGTGTGGGCGGTTATCGGGAGATGATCGTCATGGAAGCGGGGAAACGCCGGACGATACAGGTGATCCCATTGAAGGATCGCATCGCTGTAAATGCGGTCATGCGAGTCGTGGACGAGCATCTGCACCGGCGGTTTATCCGGACGACCGCAGCATCGATCCGCAACCGCGGGATGCACGACCTGATGGAGTATATCCGGCGCGATATCGCTCAAGACCCCGACGGAACCCGTTACTGCTATACCTTCGACATCCGTAAATTCTACGAAAGCGTCGACCAGCAGGTCGCCATTGCCGCCGTTCGGCGGGTGTTCAAGGACGAACGGCTGCTGAAGATACTCGACGGCTTCATCCATATGATGCCGCACGGGTTGAGCATGGGGCTGCGCTCCTCACAAGGGCTGGCGAATCTGATTCTCTCGATCTATCTCGATCACGAGCTCAAGGATCGTCTCGGCGTACGTTACTACTATCGCTACTGCGACGACGGCCGCGTGCTGGCCGGCTCGAAAGCGGAGTTGTGGTCGGTGCGCGATGAGGTGCATCGATGCGTCGAAGCCATCGGGCTGGAAGTGAAACCCAACGACCGGATCACTCCCGTCGAGGAGGGTATCGACTTCCTCGGCTACGTGATCTATCCCGACCATGTGCGGCTGCGCAAGCGCAACAAGCAGACCTTCGCCCGGAAGATGAGCGAGGTCGAGAGCAGGCGACGCAGGCGTGAACTGACGGCATCCTTCTATGGGATGGCCAAACACGCCGATTGCAGAAGGCTTTTCTCCAAACTAACAGGTATCGATATGAAAAACTTCAAGGATTTAGGCGTTACGTATACGCCGGCCGATGGCAAGAAGCGCTTCAAGGGCGCGACGATCTCCATCCGCGAACTGGTCAATCTTCCCATTGTGGTGCATGATTTCGAAACCGGAATCAAGACCGAACAGGGTGAAGACCGGTGTCTCGTTCAGATCGAAATGAACGGCGAGATGCGGAAATTCTTCACCAATTCTGAAGAGATGAAGAACATCCTTCAGCAGATACGCGAAATGCCGGACGGCTTCCCCTTCGAGACGACCATCAAGGCGGAGCAGTTCGGCAAGAACAAGACCAAATACGTATTTACATGAGAATTCAAGGTAGTGCGGGCGTGGCGCCCATCGAGTGCGTCAATCCGCGCAAGGATAAATGGAGAGTCCGCTGGAACATCGAGGAGCAGGATGGCATGGCCACCTACGAGGAGGCGGAATTCGACCGCCGGCCAACGCTCGAGGAGATCAAGACCGCGATACTGGCATCGTACAATGCCCGGATCGACGAAGCGATCCGCTCGGGGTTTCGATGGGAAGAGACGCCCGTATGGCTCTCGGCGGAGAATCAGTTCAACTACAAGGCCGCGTTCGATCTGGCCGTTCAGACCGACGGGGCGAACCTTCCGGTCGTATTCAAGCTCGGAACCGATGAAAAGCCGGTATACCGGGAGTTCACGACCATCGACGAACTGAAGAACTTTTACACGGCTGCGATGGCGCACGTACAAGGTACGCTGGCCGCCGGCTGGAAAGCGAAAGACGAAATCGACTTCGGTCTGTATCGAGTCTGACGGATGAAGCCCCTCGGGGGTGGGCATAAAGAATCCCCCGGCCTGTTAGCAGTCATCTCACCTACATACCAACAAATGCACGATTACTCGCGGCGACCGGGGGATAAACCTCCCTGCCACGAGTAATCTTTTTTCATACCGTTTTCTGCGCAGAAAACGGCTGGTATGTAGATGAGATGCGCAAAGATACCAAATTTTAGAGAAAAGCAAACTATGAGAACCCCAATTTCCTACTATGGCGGCAAGCAGACGATGCTCAAGCACATCCTGCCTCTGATTCCGTCGCATAAGATTTATACCGAGGCGTTCTGCGGCGGCGCGGCCGTCCTGTTCGCCAAACGGCCCGCCGAAGCCGAGATTATCAACGACATAAACATGGAGCTGACGAACTTCTACTGGTGCGCGCAGGTCTACTATCCCGACCTCAAGCGCGAGATCGACAAGACGCTGCACAGCCGAGACCTGCATGCCCATGCCGGGCATATAAACTCCTATCCGCAGTTCTTCACACCCGTCGAGCGGGCGTGGGCTGTATGGGCGCTCTGCAAGATGTCGTTCGCGTCGATGATGGACGGAACGTTCGGATACGACTTCAGCGGCACGATGACCAAGAAACTGCGCAATGCGAAGGATGAGTTCACGGAGCAGCTTTGCCAGCGGCTCGAACGGGTGACCATCGAGAACCGCAACGCGCTCGACGTGATCGCCTGCTACGATGCGCCCGATACCTTCCATTTCGTCGATCCGCCCTATGTGAACTCCGATTGCGGTCACTACGAGGATACGTTCAACGAGCAGAATATGGAGCAGCTCCTGCGTCTGCTCGAAACCCTCAAGGGGAAATTCATGCTTACGATGTTCCCCTTCGATATGATCGACCGGTACGCCCAGAAGAACGGATGGATCATCCACCGTGTCGAGCGGACGATCAGCGCCTCGAAGTCGAGGCGCCGAAGGCAGGAGGAGTGGATGGTCTGCAACTACGAGGAGCGGGCGCAGGCATCCCTGTTCGAGAGTGGATATTTAGGCGAGTGAGGCGGATTCAGCGTCGGTTCGGCCTGATGCAAAACACCGTTCGAATGGCTTTCGACTGCCGCTCGAACGGTGTTTTTTTGTGCGTGTGCGAAATTTTCGTCACTTTTCGTTTTGGGTTAACTCAACCCCCGAAAAGTCACATCTGGTTCTGAACTCCGTCACATTTCGTTTTGCCGATTATAGATAACGGGGAAAGGATAGGGGGGGGGCAGGAAAATACAACGGGGAGAAGCAGGGAAAGTGGCGGAATGAGCGAGAGATGGAGCGAGTAGCGTCAAATGGGCAAGGTTACAGAAGAGGGGGCGAGCAAGACGGAAAATGGAAAAGGGATAAGCGGGAAAGAATGCCGGGAAGACTGTTGGGAAAAGTGCCGGGAAAGGTTCTTAGGAGATCGCCAAGAAAACAGGCGGGAAAGAGTGCCGGAAGGACTGCCCGGGGGAAAATAGCCGGGAAAGCTGACGGGGGAACTTCCAATGCCGGATGAAGGCAAAAAAAAGCGGTTCCGCCATGCAGAACCGCCCGTATTCGGAACGAACAGGCTTTACTTTTTCGCCTCGTTGATCTTGCTGAGCTTCTCGAAGAGTTTTTCGAACTCACCGACCATCTCGGCACGCAGCGCAGCATAGTGCTTGCGGACAAGCGAAGGGTTATGCGGCTCGGCGGGATTGTTCGCCTTGGTGAAAAGGTCGTTGCGGATAGCCACGGCCTCCTGCATCACCTCGAAAATCTCCGTCTCTTTCGAAGGCTGGAAACAAATTGCCATATCGCAGTCGAAAACCACCTCTTCCAGACGATAGTCGATCTCCTTTTTCAGGTACCTTAAATTTGCCATATTATCGTGTATTTAAAAATTTCCTGGACAAAGGTACGAAAAAGCTTTGGATTACCAAAGGTTTATCGGGCGGGGACGATTATTAAAAACTTTTATTATCATTTGCAGCGGTTCGGAAAAAGGCCAACCGGGGCTCCCGAGATCGGATCATCAGAAACCGGAGGAAAACCATTGCGGCTGGCAGCGGAGCCGCATCGGCATCGGCATAGATCGCACCTGCCGCCGATGCGCACCTACGAAAAAAGGATTCCCTTCTTTAGGGAATCCTTTTTATCGGCGGATACCGGGCTACATCCTTTCGAGTTCCCGATAGGTCTTTTTGCCGGCTTTGGCGGCGGCCTTGGCGGCCTGTGCCTCCTTCCTGGCGATCTTGCGCGCGGCACGTTCCTGTTCGCGGGCGATGCGTCGGGCTTCACGGAGTTCCTTCTTCGAATAGTGGCCGGCATCCTTCAACGCTTCACCTGCCTCGCGCCGGGCTTCGCGAAGGTCTTTCCGGTAATCGGTATCCCCGGGCATCTCGACGATGATACCCGTTATCGACTCGTCGACAACCTCGCATCCGCACGGCTCGCAGGCCTGCTCGGCAGGCCGGGGTGCGATTTTGGGCTTGGGGATCATCGTGCGCTGCTCGACAATGCTGCCCGCACCGTAATTGATTGTCAGTTCGACGCGGCGAAGCGGCGGCAGGATATGCTTTATCATATACTCCCAGGCCGCAGGTATCTTTTTCAGCGCCAGTTCCTTGGCATCGGACGACTGTTTCCCGTCGAGGATCCCGAGCACGGCCTGTTTGTCGGGTACGGGCGACTGGGCGACCAGCGCACGGCACATCTCCCAATCCTCGGCGACGGAATTCAGCGTGACGTCGTACTTCTTCGAAAAACCATACTTCTTGTCAACGTAACTCTTGAAATCCCGGGCACGGTTCCGAGCGAGGGTCTCGTTGAACGCCCGGGGCCCGTCGGGCGAAGAATAGCCCGTGATTTCGACCGATTTGACATTCATCAGCGTATCGCGCATGAGGTTGTCCACAAAGGCGTTCAGCCCGTCGAGTTCGCGCGAATTGCCGTCGAGCGCCGCGGAAAGGCTGGCCAGGTTGATCTGGTAACGGATCGAATAATCCGTGTCGCCCTGACGCTTCACAAGGAACCTGCGGACGATGTAATCGCCGTCGGTGGCC